AGTGCGTAACCTGTTGGCGACGGCAACCAAATCACTCACGCAGTCGGACAAGAACTCCGCGAACGCGGAAGTGGCACAAGCGAACACCATACTGAAAGGACTCGAACATGGCCTCCAAACTGGACCAGACGCAGAAGGCGGATCTTCAGGCGCAGCTGTACAACAACCGGCAGCAGGTGCCAATTCCCCAGCTCAAGCAGCTTCTTGAGAATGAGCTGGAGTTGGTAAACACACAGATTCTGGAAGCGGAATCGACCGATAACTTGCGTATACTGCAAGGCGAGGGACGGCGCATAAAGAAGATATTGGCGATGTTCGACAAGCGACCCTTGACGGATATTAGCTGAATAAGTTGACACGTATTTTTAACCAGAGTATAAGGACACCATTATGCCCACAGATCAAGATGTTGCGCTTTCATTTGATGATGCTTTCGACGCTGCGGTGAAGGAAGAGATTCCTCCTGCTCCTGCGAAGGCTGTAGAAGAACCGGCCGCTGAACCCGCTGCACCCGCTGTTGCCGCTGAACCAGCCGCCAAACCCGCCGTTCCTGCCGCTGAACCCGCTGCCGCTGCCGCACCTGCTGAACCCGCTGCCGCTGCCGCACCTGCTGAACCCGCTGCCCCCGCCGCTGCTGCCGCTGAACCCGCCGCTGCCGCTCCCGCTGAACCCGCCGCTGAGACACCAGAACAGACGATCGCGCGGCTGCAGAGCGAATTGACCGCAGCCAGAAAGCCTGCTCCTGCGGCTGCCCCAGCCCCTGCACCGGCGCCTGCTGCGCCCGCCAAGGCGCAACCGCTGTACACGGAAGCTGAGCAGCAAATCATCGACAGCTACACGAAAGACTGGCCAGACATCCACACAGCTGAATCGCTGATCAGGCGCAAGGAGTATGCAGACATCGTAGGTCACATTTTTAATGAGGTGAAAGCCTACTACGAGCCGATGCTCGAATTTTTTCAGACACAGTCCACTGACTCGCACTACAATGCGCTCGTAAGCGCGCATCCTGATTATGACGCAATCGTAGATGGCGTGCAGGAGTGGATCGGCAAACAACCCGCTGGGATGCGCGCAGCGTATTCCAACATCGCAGAAAATGGGGATACCCAAGATGTAATTTCTTTGGTATCTTTGTACAAACAGGCAAATGGCATCGTGACAAAGCCGAAGGAAGAAGCCAGTAAGGGACTTCCAGCAGCACCGGCAGCAGGAGTCATTGTCAAGCCTGTAGCAGCCCCACAGATAACGCCAGAGGCCAAACAAGCGGCAGCGAAGTTACGTGTGGTGTCCGCAGAGAGAGCAGCACCCCCGGCAGCCGGCGCAGACACATTTGATGACGCCTTCGCCCAAGCAGTCGCAGAGGGATAACTTTTTGGTTCACTTACTTGTAATAGGAGAATATTATGACCGCTGTTGTTAATTATGGGGATATATCCCCCGCCGTTGCGGCTTACATGGTCAAGGACTTGCTGAAACGCGGCATTCCTTATCTGGTTCTGGAAAAGTTCGGGCAGACATACCCGATCCCTTCCAACAGCACCAAAGTCGCAAAATTCCGCCGCTACTTCCTGTCCGGTTCGACCGGCTCTGCCAGCGATGGCACCGGCAACTTCTTCGTGCCTCTGGCCACTACGCCTTTGGTCGAAGGTGTGACTCCGGCGGGCAAGAATCTGTCCAAGGTTGACTACACCGTGACCTTGCAGCAATACGGCGATTTCACCACAATCACTGACGTGGTTCTGGATACCCATACCGATCCTGTGCTGCAGCAATGCACAGAGATTCTGGGCGAGCAGGCCGCACAGACCGTGGAAACCATCCGCTACAACGTGCTGAAGGCCGGGACCAACGTGTTCTTCGCCAACGGCACCGCGCGCAGTTCGGTGAACACTGTAATCACTCGTGATCTGCAGCGGAAGATCACCACAGCACTGACACGCCAGAACGCCAAGCCGATCACTCAGATCGTCAAGTCCACACCGGACTTCCGCACTGAGCCGGTGGAAGCTGCATTCATCGGCCTCGTGCACCCCGATCTGGAGTCCGATATCCGGAACATGACTGGCTTCATCCCCACCAAGCAGTATGGTACGGTGACACCGTTCGAAAACGAGATCGGCTCCGTCGAGCGCGTGCGCTACCTGACTTCCACCATCTTCGCTCCGTTCGCGGACGCAGGCGGTGCAGCAGGTGCGATGCGTACCACTTCCGGCACTTCTGCGGACGTGTACCCAGTGCTGTTCATCGCACGTGACGCATACGGGATCGTTCCGCTGAAGGGCAAGGACGCACTGACCCCCATGGTCGTGAACCCGAAACCCGCCGCTGGCGACCCACTGGCGCAGCGTGGCACGGTCGGCTGGAAGACCATGACCGCAGCTGTGATTCTTCAAGACGCATGGCTGGTTCGCTTGGAGTGCTCGGCAACCGCCTAATGATGCGGGGGGCGCAGGCCCCCTGATCACTTTTTGAAAGGAGAATCACGATGACTACACGTAATGTAGGTGGGTCCAAAACCGATATCGATCTGCAGGAGCTGCTTAAAGCAGCTGTCGCGGACGTTACCGATCTGCGGACAAAGTACACTGCGTTGCTGGCAGACGTAACAGCGATTCGCGCCTCGGTTGTAGGCGTGAATGCAAAGCTGGATGCTGATGCCGGCGTTACGGACACCAACTATGCTGCCACGTGGAATCCGGCAGCATTGACGGCCAGCGCCGTGGCAACGCAAACTCTGATCAGCTAGTTCTGACAATTTCTTTCTAAGGAGAGCAGCATGACACAAGTTATCAATTTGCAAACTCAAGCCGCCGGAGTGGTCAACCACACCGCGGGCCACATCGTTACGGACGCTGGCGCTGCCGCTGCCGCTTCGATTCAACTGGGCTTCGCACCGCGCGTTGTCCGCATTCACAACCTGACTGATCGTATCAGCGATGAGTGGTACGCCGGCATGACCGAAGACAGCATCTACGAGTCGATTATCGGCATTACCGCCAAGCTGGACGCGGACGCAGGTGTTACCGACACCAACTACACCGCGTTGTGGACGCCTACGGCTATTGCAGGCGTCAACGCAGCTGACAACGGTACACCGGCGAACGATCTAGGCATCATGCGGAAATCGATCATTGGTATTTTGCTGAAGCTGGACGCCGACGGCGGTGTTACCGACACCAACTACACCGCATTGTGGACTCCGGCCACTGCTTCTGTTTCTGCGATAATTGCATCTATCGCAGGAATGAACGCCAAGTTAGACGCTGACGCCGGTGTTACCGACACCAACTACGCCGCAACATGGAATGCTCCAAACACCATGTCGCTGCATACTGTCGCTGCAGGCACTCGTACCTACGAGCGCACCAACGGCATATCGGTCGATCCGGATGCCAAGACCGTCACGCTTACCGCGACGACTCTGGCAGCAAGCAAGCAGTTTTATTTCGAAGCGATCGGCTAAGAAGGAGGCCCCGCAAGCCGGGGCCTTTTACCATGCTGAACACGATTGGAGGTTGTATGGGCGACAATATCATAGTGCGCATCGAGCGGTTGAAGAACGGCTGGGAAGTTGAGTACAACGACCCGAAGATTCAGGAAGCCAACCGCAAGCCGAAGTCGCAATGGAAAGATCCATCGGTAGGGTATGCCTTCACAGACATCGACGCGCTTCTGAAATTCTTGAAAGAACAGCTTCCAGTATTGGCGCCTGAAGACGAAGAGGGTGAATATGCCCAGAACTTCAAGTCGGCAGTAGCGGAGGATGATTAAGTAGTCCAACTACAAAGGAGGTAACATGGGAAAAGCAGACTCTAAAGCACTTGCATCGCTCGGTGAAAACATGGGCGACGAAAATGAAGCTGGCGTATTCGCAGCCAAGCCGGCAGCCGCCGGCAAACGCGTTCGCATCATTCTGGATGACAATGACGAAATTCCGCCAACTGGACACCCAGTGTCGGTGAACGGCAAGCTGTACATCCTGAAGGCGAACGAAGAAATGGATGTGCCCGAGGAAGTTGCTCACGTGCTCGATCTGGCAGTGATGTCAGTTCCTGTGTTTGGCGACAACCAGAAAGTCGTCGGGTTCCGCGACCGTCCTCGCCTTCCGTACCGCATCATCCACCCACGATAATTGAAGGAGACTACGATGGACGAAACTACCATATATCCTGAAGCACCTACGGAGTTCGATTTGCCAATTCAGGAAGTCGCACAAGCCCCTGACGCGCCTGCTGAAGCATCCTTGACGACTTCTGACTCGCTGGAGTCTGGTGCGACGATCTCGCAGTCAGACGCACCTGTTGAGCCGGTTGTTCCCGGCGCTGAAGTGGTTGTGTCCGCACCCAAGGCGTTCGAAGGCAGCGAGATGGTGCGTCTGGAAGAAGAGGTCAAGCTGATGATCAATGGCGTGGCCCATCGCATCCAGAACGGCGTGTCATGGGTTGAGGCGCACGTCGCCGAAGCTCTGCGCAACATTGGTAAGCTGTAAGGAGCCGAGATGAACTACGGGGAACTGCTATCGGAGTTGAGAAACAACATCCTTCGGGATAAGTCGTCTCTGGTAGCGGGAAATCAGGACACGTTATGGGACGATGCTTCGCTTTTGCGGTATATTGATCAAGCATGCTCCATCATGGCGCGTAGGACGATGTGTTTGCGGGATGATTCGACGCCGGCCATTACGCAGTTGAGACTTAAATTAGGCCAGACCGAATACCCGATGGACAAGCGCGTGCTTGCCATGTATTCCGTAAAGTTTGATCAGGATACGTTCGATCTTGGTCGGATCGGACACTTTGAGTTGAATACCTACATGCCGCCGGATACGCTGTGGTTTGACATAAATGTATCCGCAACACTAGCCCCGGGCAGACCCCAATATGTAGCTACAGATGAGAGTATTGAAACACTGCGCGTCTACCCGGCTCCAGATGCGAAAAACGTCGGCAAAACGCTCTACATGCGCGTTGCGCGACTGCAAAAAGATACAGTGTCGATGGACAATCTGGACGCGACCCCAGAGTTCTTCGAGGAGTACCACATGTACCTGCTCGAGTGGGCGGCGTATCGCGCGTTCTCCAACCATGATGCGGATGGTGGAGATTCAGGCGAGGCGGACAGGCACAAGAAAAACTTCGAAGATCACATCTTCCAAGTCAGGGAGGAAGTTCGTCGTCGTGCGTTTGCGCCGATGAATTTTCAGTTCGGGAGGTTGGGCTACGCGTGGATTAGATAGCATGGAGAATCTAACGACATTCAAGGGCTTTACAGGCATGGATAACATCCATGATGATGAAGAGCTTCCATACGCAGTCCTGCGCCGTGCAATCAATACAGACATCCTTGATTCTGGGGTACTGCGTCGCAGAAAGGGATTCACGCAGGAGTTGGCAATTACAGGCGCGCATAGCATGTGGGGGAATGGGCAGCAGTCTTATTTCATCCAGAATAACCAGCTGTGCCAGTTTTTACCTGACGGCACCTACACTGTTATTGGAGCATTTTCGGCTGGGAGCAATCGTGCAGCATACAAGGATGTAGCAGGGTCTATATTCATCACCTGCAAAACCGCGAGGATAAAATTAACAGATGGTGTAATGTCTCCTTGGGGAGTTGAAGTTCCAAGCAGTGCGCCAGTGTTGTCTGCTACGGTGGGCACGATGGCTCCTGGAACGTACTATGCGGCGGTTACTTACTTACTGGCGGATGGTAGAGAATCAGGGCAGTCTTCACTGTCCAGTATTACATTGACTGTGGCCGGAGGAATAGCAACCACAGCGATGCCTAATCCAGTTGATCCGGCCATTACAGCCAAACGGCTGTACCTGACAACCACGGATGGTGAAGTAATGTATAACGCTGTGCAAATGGCCGCTACAGATCAATTCACTTCGGTGGGGGCCTACCCAACAGGCGGGCGGTTGCGCACGGAATACAAGTCACCGCCTCCGTTCGGGCGGCACATAACGCACTACAACGGACGCATCTTTATCGTGGATGCAATAGACCCAAGTATTCTTTGGTTCACGGACGCCTTTGACTACGACCATGTGGATTTAACCAAAAATTATTATCAGTTTCCTGCACCGATTACCATGGTTGCGACTGCGGATAATGGTGTGTTCCTTGCTCGAAATGGCTTGTTTGTTGCATCCGACAGAACCTATTACCTGCCAGCCGCTGGAGAAACCAATGAAGAAATGCGAGTAGTATCCGATCTGACCGCAATCGAGTACACTCTGGATAGCATTTCAGACACTTCGAATCCAATTTGGATGACACCAATGGGGCCGTGTATCGGCAAACATAGCGGTGTGATGGAGTTTTTAGCGGAGAAATCAATCTCGGTCGGAAACATGGCAGAAGCGGCCAGCTTGATCAGGAAGCACAATGGACTTCGGCAGTATCTAGTTGTCGGCAGCAGCAATCAAGATGCCTTGATGCAGTCCAGCAGTTACGCCGAAGCAGAAGTAATTCGCAGAGCAACTTAATCAGGAGAGCACTATGAGATCAGCAGCCAAAATTAAAGCAGGATTCAAGTACCATATCGAGCATCTGCGCAGCATCGATGTGATGCACGCAATGGGGCTATCCATCGACGGGTTGGAACAGCGTGGCGATAAAGTTGTGTTGTCTGTCGAGGATGTCACCAATCTGATTCCCACAGAAGGGCTGAACTATATGCTAGGGACAGCCCTTACCGGCGTGGCACAACTTCTGTCATGGTACATTGCAATTTTCTCGGGCAACTATACGCCGGTAGCTACGCTCACCGCAGCTACTTTTACAGCCAACACAACAGAGTCAACTGCTTACGCTGAGACAACCAGAGTCGCGTGGACGCCGGGAGCGATTGCAGGGGGATCAGTAGATAATTCCGCAAATAAGGCTGTGTTCACAATGAACGCTACCACGACTATTTACGGGATCGGCCAACTTTCAGTGTCCACCAAAAGTGCGACTACCGGCACACTGATATCGTGTGCATTGTTCGCTGCTGCGAAAGCTGTTGTGGCTACAGACGTTCTGAACGTGACAAGCACACTGTCTGCCACCAGCGCATAATAGTGAGGGTCCGACATGACTTGGTTCGTCGGACTAGGCTCGACAAACTCCGCGACTCGTAGCTCTGACGGGATTACGTGGGATGCAGCAGGGGCGATAGGCACTGTCCCTGTAACCGTCAGAGCAATGACTCATGGGAATGGGGTGTTTGTTGCAGTTGGAGACAATACATCGGGGGGAGGTGGGTGCTTTACTTCCCCGGATGGCATCACGTGGACAAGTAGATCCATGCCTTACGCGGCAAACTGGCTCGATGTAACGTGGAACGGGTCTGTTTTTTGCGCTGTTGGAAATTCAGCGTCTGGTGGCGCAGCTACATCCCCTGACGGCATCACATGGACAGGCAGAGCACTCACAGCGAGAACGTGGAAGTGTATAGAGTGGAACGGGTCCGTATTTGCTGCTTTAGCAGACGGTACAATCGCAGGAGCGGCTACATCTCCTGACGGGATCACATGGACGAATCGTACCGTACCTAGCGCACAGACATTTATGCGCATGGCGTGGAACGGCAGTGTGTTTTGTGCCACCTGTTCCTCAGTGAATAACGTAGTCACATCTCCTGACGGAATAACTTGGACAAATCGTGCTATCGGGGCTATAGCCAACTGGACCGACATAATATGGAACGGGTCTGTTTTCTGCGTCATAACACAGACAGGAACTACTTGTAGCACGTCTCCTGATGGGACCACGTGGACCGCACGCACGAAGCAAGCAGGAACAGGCACACCGTATTGGGACAGTCTCGCGTGGAACGGGTCTGTTTTTTGTGCTGTAGCATGGAACGCATCGGAAGCGCAGACATCTCCAGATGGAATCACGTGGACGCTTAGAACAACGACAGCCGCGCTCTACGCCGTGGCATCTGGCAACGCGGTAAACACTGTAGGCAGTTCCTCTACTGCGGCTGTGGTTGGTGCAGGGTCAGTTCGGCAGGACACTGTCACATCTGGATTCTCGAATGCTGGAGTGGTTTCTGACACGAATACTGTAACGGTATGGCATGCAGCGGCGCTCTCATCACTAGCCTCAGCATACGCGGCAGCACTGGTTGGGGTAGCGAGAAGTGTGACGGGGTATTCCATAGCTACCGCAGCAGGTAGTGGCTGGG